TCAGGGATTCCACGGCCCTTTGAAGTAGTAGACCTGACCCATCCGATAGCCTTGGTGGGGCAGGAACTTTGCGAACATGTTTGCGGTCCAGCCGTCCGGGGTGCGTGGGAAATCTGGTTCGGTGAGCAGCGTTGAATCCTTGACCATCGAAATCTGGACGACATCGCCCGCTTCAAGCGGGATCGTTCCCCCGACAAGCTTGTTACGGCCCATCATCCCGATGGACGGTTCGGCATTCACCCGCCAACCCCCAAACATCTTGACGGGTTTCACGTAGCTGTGGCTCAGCAACTCGACGCATTGATCGCCTCGTGGCACCAACAGTTTCGCCTGTGCCATTGAGTTTTCAATGTCGAAAGCGATCTCACGGATCACTCCGAACGTGATCGTGTCGTCCGCCTCATCCCATTCGCTTGACGGCTGTTCTCTGAGGCAAAGGTCATAGATGGACTCGGGAGACTGCCTGGGTTTGAGGAAGCCGAACAGAGACATGCGGATGGACCCCCGACTAGGTACGGCGGCGGCGTACTCGCTGTAGGATCGCCGAGCCGAGACCAAATACGATCGCAATCACGATGGCTGCCGGGATCGCCAGATAATACAAACCGAGTAGGAGCCCGACGATCCATTCGAGATAGCCGAAAACGGTTTGCACCGGATTGAGGCTCTGTTCACCGACCGGATCGACATTTCCAGCCTCCGTCCGGTATCCCTTATCCCACCAATGCACGTACGGCGGCAGGATGCCGAGCTTGACGAGCAACAGCCCGGATAGGGAGCGATCATCCTCGGCGAATGCGCCGGTCTCGCGGCACGGGGCATCCGACTTGTAACCCAATCGCGTCGCCTCGGCGACGGTACTGCGGCGGGCGTGTCTGCCTGTACCGGGCCGGTGTTGCCATTCCTCAGCACATTGCGGTGCGAAGTAGGTTTTCGCATCATCGTCGAGAAAGACCACGGCATAGCCGGGAACGGTTGCCATTGAGTCGATGCCGAAGCCGCCAAGGAAGAGCACTCCGACGATCGCGAAGATGGAGACGATAGCCTTTTTCATTAGACGCCGCGACGAACCCGCCAATTGGCGGTGATGATCGCGCCGATCAGGGCGAACACTAGGGGTGGTGTTAACCACGGCCAGAGGTGCGCTAGTGCGAGCGCGATTGCCAGGGTCCCGAGTACGGCGAGAAACGGCTTGCCTCCGAACAGCACGGAGCACCAAGGCCCAAGCCAGAACAATGACACGAGGCACAGGGCTGCCAGAATTATGATCTGCATCATCCCCGCGACTCCTGCTCTTGTCGTTTGGGGAGCCGATCTCGCTTCCCGTGCTTGCGGGCCGACTCTACCAAACTCGGACCGGATTGACGTAGATCAGCGCACGAGAGAACCTAAGGGGAACATAAACCAACCGTGATCCCCGATGAAAGCACTATTCGAGGCGCGAGTCGAAGACCTGACAGCCGCCGATCGCGTGCGGGGTCGAATGCCAGTGCCGACTCGTCGCGCACATCTCCGTCACCGGACTCGGTCTTCCCGGCTATGTCCGCATTCTTGATCTGAAGCGACGGCTGCGCTGCGACAACTGCGGCGAGCGACCGGCAGAATTGGCGATTGTGTGGGCCGATAGATAAAACGTCCGGATGCCGCTCGAAGCGCTCACACCGGATGAAATCGAAAAGCTGTGCCGGGTTCCTCGCCAGGACGCTCGATGCGGCCAAATTCCCCTTCAGCGATGAGAACCGGGAGCTAAAGGCGATCCTAGCGAAGCTGTCGCCGCCGGTCGCGCCGAGGCCGGTAAAGCCGCCTCTACCGGCGGGCGGATCGTCGGTGCTGGCGAGCCGGAAACGGGCGCGGCGGGGCGGCTAGGTGCGGCGATCATCCGCATGGCTCGATCTTCAGGCGGACTCCAAAACTTCCCGCCCGCATCTCTCCATCGTCCAGGAATACGACACCGGCATCTTCAAGAGCCCGCTGAATCGCATACAGGTTCAAGGCAGTGGTCCGGGGAACACCCTCCGCGTTTTCGGCTCGCTGAACCGTCCCTAGACTAACGTTAGCGCGGTCTGCCAGCGTCGGTGCCGTCCAGCCGATCAATGCGCGGGCGGCTCGAATTTGGACACCGATTATCATTTATTGTTGCGCTCGCCAGTCTTCCTCCCACGGAAGTTTGTCGAAAGGCGGCTCATAGCCGTTCCGCCGATAAACGCTCTCCGGGATCAGCCGTGGCCCACCGCTGTCCTCGGTCTGGACATCGTGTTCGAGAGGCGCGGGCTGTCGCCGCCTGAAAATCCCACGGGGACGCGCGATGATAGCCATGTTGAGGTTTTCCTTTTCGTTCAAGACGCAGCCGCCAACCGGGGCTGAAACGTCGGCGGTGTAGAAGCCGCGTCGGCTTCTTCCATTGCCCCATGTAGTGGGCAATGTGGCGGACCAATTTCGTCGAGCCATTTGCGGCTGACCCGGCAGAGATATCCGCACTCAGGACATTCGACCTTATGCAGCCGGGCGGATTGCGACTTCTCCGGCGACGCGTCCACATCAAGGGCGGCGTGCGGGTAAGGACCGGCTGAATCGAGGATCGGCGCAATCATCCGCTTGAACGCCGCGCCCTCGCTGGTTTCGGTCATCTTGCCTTCAAGGCCAATGGCGAGCGCGAGCCGCCGGAACGGACCCTTGTGGCCGCACTCGACGCCAACCGTAGCGTGGACGAGTTCGTGGGCCAGGACGCCAGCGACGCGTTCCGGCTCCGCCAGCGTCGGCGAAACCATGATCTCGAAAGTCCCGTCCGCCGAATGGACGCTTGACCAACACTCGCCGATACGCCGCCGCTTCCGGGCCGTCGCGGCATGCGAGGGAAAGCCGCACGTGACGCGGATATGATCGCGGGGCATCTGAGCACCACAATCGGCGAACACCCCCTGTAGGGCGTCCGCAATCGCGCTCAGCCATGCCTCGCGGGTGGTGTGGACGTTCGGCATCTCAGCAATCTTCAGGTGGGCGGACTTGCAACGGTCGGGGCGGCGGATCGCTTCGCCCGCCGTGTCTCGACGTGCTGCTTCTGCGCAACCTTCTCATACATCTGGGCGAGACGGATCGCGTCATCGTCCGGGTGCACGGTCACGCGGCCAGCACCATCGACGCTCCAGGCGGGAGGTTTGTGTTGCGGTGATGATCGCCGAGATGCGGCCTTGCGCGCGGGTTGTTGCGATGTTGCGCTTCCAGTCGTGTAACGCTCGGCGGCGTCCTCGAACTGCGCGCGCTCATAGCCGTGCGGGGTGCGCGAACCAAAGCGGATCACGCGGGGCCGTATCTGAAACGGCGCTAGCATTCGCGATAGCTTGTGCTGCGTTAGATGCTCCCACGGGCGGTATTCGAGCGCGGCGAGCTTGCGGCACAAATCGGCACTCGTAATGCGGTCGCCGTGGGTGGCGAAGATGTCATGAATGTCGCCGATCAGGGTTTCCGCCGCGCTCGGATCGTCGATGCTCCCGCAGAGCAGTTGGACGGCGCGCCGCGCCCGCACGGGCCATTCGCCGCCCGCCGTATCGGCGATGGCGAGCAGAATGCGGCAATTGTCGGCGGCTCGTCCGCTGATCCCTTCGGGCATAGCTGGACGGGCGGTCTGAAGCGCGGCGGTGTTGTCGTCAACCCACCGCGACGCCTTGCGGGCCAGCACGGTCAAGTCGGCAGTATCGGCTTCGCTCCAAACCTCAAGCGTCTCACCGCGCCTCTTGCGCTGCATCCGCACGATGACAGAGCGATCCTCGATCGGCGCGGCGAGCCTGCCGATAGCCGCTATCGCAATCGCCGCGTACGTCTCGTATTTGACCGTGACGCCGCCGACCTGCCGAAAGACGTAAGCGGTGTCGCGGGCGTGACCCGAGTTGAGAATCCCGACAAGCGCACCGCCCCGCTGAAAATAAGTGTCGGCCTCATCCAAGATGAGCGTCGGGTGCTCGGCTTCGATCACCCCATAGACTGAGGCTGCCGAGATGTTGGATGCGGCGACGGGATGGCGGCACAGCCGCGTCAACAGCCCAAGCAGGGTGGTCTTGCCGCATTGCCTAACCGGCGACTGAACGCTGAGACGGGGTGCGATCCGGCTGGCACCGATCGCGTGAGAGAAGACAACCCACAGAGAGACTGCCTCCGGTGAGCCGTCCGGCATGCTGAGATAGCGGCGGAACTGCGCCTCGATCGCATCGAGTAGCTCGACGCCAACAACGGGCTCCGGCCACGGCTCCAAGTAGTCCATTGCTTACCCTCCGCAACATCGCAACAAGCGTTAGGGATCAATTGGTTCTGCTTCCCTTACCGCAACAAATTCGGGCGCAGAGAGACGTTTAAACGGCCTTGCGGGCATGCGCCTTCGCGCGGTCGATGATCTCTTCGACCATCTCCGGGGTCAGGTCGAAGTCGCGGCCATCCACGACGACATTCCGCTCGTCAACCAGCATGAGTCCGCCGCGCTGATTGTAATGCCGCTGGCTCCGCGCCTTCTTGACGCGCCAGCCGACACGGCGTGCTGCGGCTCGCGCACGCTGGACCGCTGCCGGGTTGAGATCGTCGAAATAGGTGATGCTCATAGGTGGGGCTCCTAGAGACTCGGCCCGGTCGGTAACTCAGACTTCACCCCACACCGACCGGGCCGGGCCACGCGCGGGGCGACGGCACATATGCCTATTCGATCCCTTGGTGTCAAGGTTGCTACAACTAATAACCGTATTCTCGCACGCCGAACGGCAGAGATGCCTAATATAGCGTCAACGAAAATCGGCGTAGCTTGAAGTCATCTGTCAACGAAAATCGGCGGCACTCTAGTTTATCTTCAGTGTTACCGATTTTCCCTCGCCGATTTTCGTTGACAGCTATCGGAGACTTATCGGGTGCCATACATCGCGGATGTCCGACGCATAATTGGCGCAGAATCATAGGGTCGGGACGCCGTATTTCCGAGTTTCGCGGAAATACTCTTTATGCGGCAGTGTATTAGGACGGCGGATGAGCCACCCGGCGAGATTTTGCGGACTCTCCGCCAATATTACTGTTGGGATGGCGATCCCGATGCGTGGTGCGTTCGGAACCGATACACGGGAAGGCGCGTCAACACCTGGACCATACTGTGCCGTGGCTACGAGCTTCGCACGCTCGACGTGGCGCGATACCTCCAAGATTTTACTTGGCCGTGGGAGAGCGATCCCGATTACCGCGACTACACGCCGCCGGAGATATTCCGCTGACCATGAAACGAGAGCACGAGGTCCTCGCGCGCATCCGGACCGTGCTCGTCAAGCTGGATGTGCTTGGCGGCGCGATCGGCATCACCGTGGAACGGAACGCGGAGCGTCGGCGGGAATGGGAGCGCCGGTACGGCGCTCAGGCATCGTCCCGGCGGACCGCTTTGGTGGACGACCTCTTCTCACACCCGGTTTGGGCGGCGCAGGATGAGGTTGCTTGCGCGGACCGCTAAGCGCTAGCCAGCGCCGCCAGATTTCCTCACCGCTCCGACGAACCTCAGCGGCCTTCTCGCGGGCGCGAGCTTGCGATGCTTCGCGGGGTTCGTCGTGGTCAGGACGCGACAAGTGTTCCGACCTCGGCATGCACTTCGTGCGGTCCCGCGCATTCGGCGTCGGCAGCACGGCGAAGACGTTCCCGCTCGATTTCAACATCATCCAGCCTTACCACCACGTCGTCGGCTATCATGGGAATCCGATGAGAGAGCGCAGCCCGCACTTCGGGAACTCCCTCCCCGATCACCACATCCACGGCTAGCGGTTCGGGTGCATGACGTTCTGTCCGGAGCTTGCCGATGTGCTTCTGAACGAACGGCAAGAATCCTTCGCATAATGCGACGCGGGTGCCGTCAAGCGTCTTCAGGAAGCTCCGGATACCCACGGAGACCGTATATCCGGTAGTAGTCTTCATGCAGAAACGGTTTTCGTTGACGTTGTAATAGAGCGCCTCACCACGCTCGTTCTCTAAGATTTGTACCAGATGTTCCATAGTTTGTTTTTATCTCTCCCAATCAATAAATCTCGGCCACAGCCGAATATTTGCGTCGTGTAGCGCATCATCGAGAAGCTCCCGTTGACGGTCGCTCAGGCGACGCCGCGTTTCCCACTGCTTCTGCATCCCGGCGATGAACTCGCGGTAGCTCCCCGGTCGGAGCGTCGCGAGCAGTTCCTCGAACGCATCGTCCACAGTCGGCATCGTGGTTTGCAGCCGATACCGGATAGCGGCCTCAACATCCCACCAGAAGCTCGCCCAAGTACAAGAGTAGCGATCGAGTATCCGGTTCGCCTCCTGGACCGCCTCTAATACCTCTGCATCGTCCGTTGAAGTAGTGCGGCGCATGCAGCGGGTGAAATCCCGAATATCGTCTATCGTCATCTTTGGGTCTGGCACGAGTGTATTTATCTCAAACTTGTCGCTCGGCAAGATGTTTGGCCTATATACGTGTAAGTATCGAGCAAATAGCGAGGGATCAGGTGTGCCAAAGATGGATGATTTGTTGACGCGGGAGCAGACGGCGCGGGAGATCAGCCGCCAATTCTTCGAGATTTCCCATCATGAACTTGCCAACCTCTCCTACCGGGGGAAAGGACCGGCATGTCAGCGGATCGGGCGACCGATTTTCTATTGCTGGCGATCGGCGGCGGCGTGGGCGCGAGAGCAGGTGCCGCCAGTTGGATGGTTGACCCGGCGAGAGATGACCGATCGGCTCCGCGCAGACGGCTTCCGGATCGGGATCAGCGCCCTCGCGCGGGTTCATTCACTCGGCACCGGACCCGCCGCTCGCAAGTTCGGGAAGTTCTACTACTACGATCCAGCCGTCGTCATCGACTGGATCAAAAAGAAAACCGCTCGGAAGGATTAGGTCCGAGCGGCTATCACGGAAGACGAAGATTGGAAGAGTACAACCGCAACCCTTTTGCATGGAGAGTACATGGGGTCATGAGTGATACAGAGTATTTAGGTCAGACTGCCGATCTCGGCAATACTTCGGCACCACGTATGGTCACTGTTTATGCGTGGCAGGCGGAGCTAATAGAGCGCGAGAAACGGAAATTCCCGACAGACCAAGCATATCGGGAGCATTGCGACCGGCGATACCGGGAGATCGTCGCAACCTGGGAACAGGAGCACGCCGTCAAGCTCGAAGAGTCATGGAAGCTCGATATCCCGGAAAAGCAATGGTTCAATCGTCCGCTCGCGCTCAAGACGATCTGGGAGCGGATACAGGACGATTGCGACGATTGGGATCGTGATCCCGCCAAGGGCGAACCATATCGCCCGAATTTCACACTCCCCACGGAAGAGACGGAGAACCGGCCCACCAATGCTGATGTCAGGCCGGAAGCAGAGAATGCCCGCGTAGAAGGCGCGCATGATCCCGTGGATTTGTTCGGCACGCTGACGCCGGAGCCGGTGCTGAGCCCAGACATGCTGCCGAAGGCGATCCGGGACTTCGCCTGGGATACGGCTGATCGCATGGGGATCACCCCGGCAACGGTCGCAATGGCGTCACTCGCGGTATCGGCGGCTGCGATCGACGATCAAATCGTCATCCAGCATACCGACGACTGGACCTGGACAGAGAGCGCGAGGCTGTGGTGCAAGGCAGTCGGTGATCCGGGCGTCACGCACACGGCGGCACTCAATGCGGCGGCGGCTCCGCTCGAACACATAGAACGTGAATGGCGTGAACAGGATGATGAAGCTCGAACCGCGTATAGCCGCCAGATGGGCGCGTATAAAGTCGCGCTGAAGTCGTGGGAGAACCAGAAGGCCAGCGCGCTCAACGGCAAGGGCGATGACCCAGGCGAACCGCCCGTCGAGCCCGAAGAGCCCGCGCTGCGGCGGCTCGTTGCGACCGACTACACTATGGAGTCATTGCAGGAAATCCTCCTGGATAACCCTCGCGGCATCCTCCTGAAGATTGACGAACTGGCCGCGTTTACGGGCAGTTTTGACGCCTATCGCGGCAAGAGCGGCAAGGATCGCCCGAATGCGCTCAAGCTGTGGGATGGCGGGTCGCTCCCCGTCGATCGCGTCGGCAGGCACGGCAACATCCGGAACTGGTCCGCCTGCATCGTCGGCAAGGTACAGGAGAACAAGCTCGCATCTATGGCACCCGGCCTGACCGATGACGGTCTGATGCAGCGGTTTCTCGTCTACGAGATTGGCACCGTGTCGATGGGATCGCATCGCCAGCCCGACCGGGAGGCGATCTCGCAGTACGAGCAGATGATCCGCTTCCTCGTAAACCAGACGTACAACGGCGAACCGATTACGCTGTCAGGGGCGGCAGAGCCGTACCGCGAGCGCATCGAGCGGATCACCTACGCGCTGAAATCGCTCCCCGTGCTGTCACCGGCCTTCCGGGCGCACGCGGCGAAGCTACATGGGCAGTTCGCCCGCCTCGTGCTGGTGATGCACCTCGTGGATTACCATGAGCAGCACGGGTACATGCTGGCCGATGATCGGATGATCGTGTCGGGCGAGACCGCGAAACGCGTTCACGATCTGATGATGCAGTTCTTGATCCCAAACGCGATCCGCATCTACTCCCGGTATTTTGACGAATACGACGCCAGCGGGAGTGATGTCCGATGGATCGCCGATCACATCCTCGCCCACCACTCGGAGCGCTTGACGGCTCGCGACCTCTACCGGGCGAAGCCGGAATTCGACAAGCACCGCAAGCGGCTCGAACGCGCCGTCGATGGATTGGTCGATGCGAACTGGCTGACCGTAGTTCCGGGACGACAGGTCAACTCGATCACCTACGTGGTCAATCCGATCGTCCATACGAAATACGCGGAGCGTGCCGAACAGGAACGGGAGCGACGGGCCGCAATCCGGGAAAAGATCGCCAATCAATCGAAGGTGGTGGTCGATGCGTATTAGGAGCAACCATCGATGGGTGAGTTGTCAAAGCTGTCACTCGCGTGCGCGAACATAAATTTTTTGTTCGGCCTTCTTCTTCCTCTATCGACCATATCGTCGGTGTAATCTGTTTACGCGCGCGCAAGTGACAGCTTTGACGACTCGTCTTCCTATCTTAGCCAGACGATGCCCACGCCCTCATCTTCCAGGTATTGAGGCTCCGGTTCGGAGATCGCGATGCTGAGGCCGAATAGCGCCGCGACGACAGAGTCGATCTTGTTCCGAGGGAATTCCTTATCCGGGGTCACATTGCCCTTGTAGTCGGTCCGGGCGATCACGTTGGAGGCTTGCCAGTTGAGGCAATCATCCCGCCGGTCGTGGTGGAACCGCCGATCGAGGATCAGTGCCTCCATCTCTTTCATCGGAGCGGACATCATCGAGTAGACGTTCCGGACCTCATACACGGGCAGACCGAGTTCCTCGATGTGCTGCTTGAGTTGGGCGCTCTGCCAGGACTCAACGGCCACGCCTCGAACGTCGAACCGCTTCGTGTCCTCGATGAGATCGGCCTCGATCTGATCGAAGTTCGTGACCTCGCCGGGGGTCGTTTTCATGAATCCCTGGCCCTGCCATTTCCGGTACGAGACGTTCTGATCGAGCGTCATCGCTGGCACGTAATGCCGGGGGAACATGAACCAGCGCGGTTGACCGCCATCCGACCCGTCGCGCCGGAACAGCAGCACCTTCGCGGTGATATCGCTCCGGGTGGAAAGATCGAGCCCAACCCAGCACGGCTGACCCTCGAACTCGGCGAGATCGAGATCACCGCCGCACCGAGCCCATGCCTCCATCGAGAGCCACGCGACCGACGCCTGACACCAGATGTTCAGGTGCTTGGTCTTTACGTCGTTCTGGCTGATCGGGCTGTTGATGGCTTCGGCGACGGCAACCCGGATCGAGTCTTCGTCGATGCTGATGTTGAGGTTGGGATTGGCCTTCGGCCAGACTTTCGGGTCTTTCCAGTCATCGCTGTCGTCGATCGTGTAGACGACGCCGAACAGGGACTCGTCTTCGAGGGTGCCTTCCAACACCTTGAGCAGATAGTCCCGCTTCTCGTAGCAGACCCCGGAGATGTTCGAGCCCGCCGTGGTGATCGAGACGAGCATACTTTCCGCGCGCTTCGCGCAGCCACGCTGGACGACGTTGTAGAGACGATCGTCCGGATGGACGTGAAGCTCGTCCACGAGTCCGATCGAGGGCGTCTTGCCTTCGGCATTCGCGGCCTCCGATGAGATCGGTAGGAAGCGCCCGCCGGTCCTCTTGCTGGTGATCGCGGTCTGGCTGGTCTCGATACCCCATTTCGCGGCTTTGTCCGGGTGCTGCTCCATCATGAGCTTCGCAGGCAGCCAAATTTCCTTCGCCTGATCGCGCGAGATCGCCGCCGAGTACACCTCCGGGGCACCGCGCTCCGTCACGAGCACGTAGAGCCCCATGATCGTCAGCAGTAGCGACTTCCCGTTGCCGCGTGCGATCTCGATGTACGCCCGGCGGAAGCGGCGCTTCCCGGATCGCGCACCCCGATCGTGATACCAGCCCCAAAGCTGGATGAGGATGAAGACCTGCCACGGTTCGAGCTTGATGTACTCACCGGCAAGCTCGCCCTTCGTATGGACGCAGCGCTCGGCGAACCGGCAGATCGGTGACGCCTTCTCGGCGTCGAACACATAGGCGAACTTCGGCGTCCCGGCTCGGTGGTAGTCGCGGAGTGCCCGTTCACAGGCTTGCCGGGTGTGCTTTCCCGCGATGACCTGACCGGCGACAACATCCTCCGCATAGCGCCACCCGATCCGGCAGTGCGGGTCTGCCTGCGCCTCGCTGACGGCGTGATCGATCTTTGGGCTGGCTCTGACGGCCCGGCGACGTTTCGGCGCTGTAGCGGGCTCTGCGCGCTTCCTACGTGGTGATCTGAGTCGGACGTGGGTACGCTCGTGGCAGGGGTCACAGACTGATTGGAGGTTGGTCGGATCGAGCAGCCGCTCCGGTGCTTCCTCTACCGGGATGACGTGGTGAACGAGGGTCGCGATGACCGGGCTATCGGGTGTCGAGCAGACCTCGCACAGAGGATGCTCGGCGAGATACGCGTCCCGGAGCTTCTTCCATTTCCGGTCATATCCGCGTGATGCGCTGGTGCCCCGCCATCTGTCGTACTGATGAGCCGTGCTCCGATCAGTTGGCGAACTCGTTGTCGGGGTCATTTTCTTGTTTTTGGGGTGATGCGGACACCCGGCTCCGGTCAGCCGGTGTCATCCCCATCGCGGCAATTAGCCGGGTGAGGATGTTCCGTTCGGTCGTGTTGATGACCCGCTTTTCGAGCTTCGCCTGAAGCTCACAGAACTGCGCGAGCATGTACCGATCGGGTGCTGTGAACAGACCGACCGGCGCGATCAGGACGGTCTCTCGCCAGATCGTGGCCTCGGCGTCGGTCAGCCAGTGGGGTGGTGCTCCGATCGGCTCGTTCGAGGCGAGGTCCTGACGGCGGCGTTGCGGGTTCTTGTCGAATGCACCGTTCGCTTCCAGGATCGCGGTGGGCTTACGCGGGCGCGCCATCAAACAGCGCCTCGCGCAGTGTGTAGATTTCCCAACAATCGTGGATGAGGGCGGTCAACTCATCCGGATCGGCGAAGCGATCCGGCGAACCGTCGAACCCGATGTAGGCGAAGTCTCTCGCCTCGGCTCCCCCCTCATTGATCCGATCCACCCATGCATCAAAGGCTTCCGTCGTCTGGAAGAACCGGAGGCCGTAGCGGAACTCGATCCGAGTTCGATCCTGAAGGATGATCGCATAGACCTCGTATCCGGAGACCGCATCCGGAGGCACCTTGAGCACATTGACGTACCCGTTGATTGTGATGACCCGGTAGTCGTCCATCGGGCGACGCGGGCGGAATGGCTCGAACAGAGCTTCGTCGGCGCTCAATTCGGCAGCCCGCCATGCGGGGTGAGTGCGAGAAGCCGCCGCGCGTACTGGTCCCGCCGATGCTCGATCCGTGCGGCGATTGCCCTCGCGGTAGAGGCGGTCGTGTCGCGGTCCGGATCGTTGCGCTCGTTGGCAAGCTGAGCGAGCAGCCGAAAACCGTCCGCGAAGTAGCCCAACGACTTGATGAGCGACGTGAGCAGATCGGCGTCTTCGACACTCGGCGGGTCCGGAAGTTTTTCCAGATGCGCAAGAAACGATGCCGAGTTTGCGTTGAAGTTATTGAGTGTGTCGAACACCTGTAGTAAACCCCGAGAAAATGTTGCGGGGTATTTACGTTGTTCGGGGAACCCGTCGTTTCATTTTGTGGAAACTGGCCGATTCGAGGCGACCGGGTTTTCGTGGACACATGAGAGTCATTGGGGGGCGGTCTTCAAACGGAGGTTCTGGCAGCGCCGAGACCCCCCTATGGGATGGTGCTCGCGCTTTGCATGAGACCTCGAAGCGGGCTCCGAGCCGGATCGGGTGATGCATTTCCTTCGAGCGTTACCACAACTCTACGAGAGAAAAACCGCTCCGGCCCGGAGCTTGTTTACCGGCCACGCTCCGAAGGATATGTCGATGCTGCCGGTTGACGGTGTTGTTCGGAAATGACTGAAAACCTGGACACTTGCCGTCTTGTCCCGGCTATTTAGGTTCGTCGTCACAATCCAAATGCGCCGTTGGTGAAGCGGTTGATTACATTCCAGGTCGAACCGTTATAGGCGAACGTGACCGCGTTGTAGTTGGACCCGATCGTCCACGACGAATTCCCATTGATCGTGGCACTCGCCGTAACGGTGATGTTGTAGGTGTAGGCATTTCCCGCGCCGTCCACGACGGTGATCGACTGGCCGGTCAGCGGCGACGCAGGAAGGGCCACGGTGGATGCGGCGGGCGTCCCCAAATTCATCACGATAACGCCATCGGAGTCTGTCGCCGTCACGGACGATCCCGACGTGATTACGCGAATGGGCTGCGTGTTCGAGGGCGCGGGGACGACACGGTTCAGAACGTTCCAGATCGTGCCATTCCAGATCAGGGCCGCAGAGCCCCAATTCGTCGATACGACGTAGGTTGCCGAGCCGTCGATGTTCGCGGAGCCGGAAAGGGTGATGTTGTAGGTGTTCGCGTTACCCGCGCCGTCGATAATCGAGTAGGTCTTACCGACTGGCGGACTCGTCGGAAGCGTCACGGCGGTCGCGGCAGGAACCGTCTTGTTGATGACAATGACGGACTGGTTGAGCGCAGGCGTCACGGTCCCGGACGCCGTGACGACGGTCACCCGGTCGTAACCGTGCGGGAAGGTTTGAAGAATCCGCCACACCGTATGATCGGGACGGATTTGCATGCTGGCATTGCAATGGACGGTAAAGCCGACGCCAGCGCCGAGGTCCTCGATCGCGTCGGTGCCCGTATCGGCGGGCATGATCGTGACGGGCGCTGTCCCGTCGTTCTTTAGCTCGATCAGATAGCCATCAGGCACATCGTCAAAGACCGGCAAGGTCAGCGATGCCGCCGATGACCCGGTGAAGATGTAGACGTTATTCCAGGACGAGACATGCGCGGTCACATCGCTCGTGAAGTCGGTGACGTTGCCGATGCCTGCCTTTGGCGGGGTGATCGAGATCAGCCGCCACAGCACGCTAGTCTGATCGGGTGTGACCTGTGCGCCCGCGCCGGGCGGCACGATCCACTCGGAGCCGGTGCCGAAGTTCTCAATCTGATCGGTGTCTTGCGGAGCCAGGGTGAGCAGCGCGTTGGATGAGTTCTTCAGGGTGAATGCCCACCCGGCGGGTACCGTGTTCAAGGCGGGCAGGGTGAGCGTCTGCGGCTCGTTGCCGGTGAAGACGAGATCGCTGCCCCAATAGGACTGATCGAGCGTGAACCCGATCGTGAACGGGAGCGGGTACGCGGACCCTGAAAGCTCGAACGCGTAGACCTGACGAGTGCCGGTGAGCCAGCTAACCGCCGATCCCGCGTTCGAGGATGAGACGATGATATCTCGGGTGATCTGATCGGGTGACCCGTAGACGAGCCGCCCGATGCCCACCTCGAAGTTGCTGCCGTCAGTAGCCACAAATGGAACACGAGCGCTATTCGCATAGCGCGACCGGAAGCTCAGATACTCCGTGCTGGGCGCATCAAGATTATAGGCATCAAGTCCAGTGGTTTCGGAAGTCTGGTTTACCCAGATCGGGGAGGCTATCGACATAAGAATATTTAGCGCGACGCCGCTGGTGGCGGGTCGTCTCGCTAAATATCAACATGAGTATTTTAACGCCTTTGGTCGAATTCTTCCGACCATCTCGATCAACATTCTTCCGGTCGCAAAAGAAGTCCTACGAAGACCTCGATGGGTGGTTCGGTCTCGGGTACTCGCAGACCGTCGCGGGCGTGCCGGTCAACGAGATCAGCGCGCTTCAGCAGTCGGTCGTACTCGCGTGCGTCCAGATCATCTCGTCAGACATCGCGAAGCTGCCGATCCGGCTGTACGAGAAGTTGGAGAATGGAAAGAAGCGCCTAGCAAAAAACCATTATCTGAGTCGGCTGTTCCGATCGCCGAACGACTACCAGACATGGCACGACTTCTGTGAGTTCACGCTCGTCAATCTGATCGTCAATGGCAATGCCTATGCGGTCATCCTCCGTGACGGTGCTGGCGTACCGGTCGCCCTAATCCCGATCAACGCGCAGCACGTGCAACTGCGCGAAACCGCCGAGGACCCGAACTCGTGGTTCTACAACGTGTCCCGGCAGGGATTGCACGAACTCGCCGTACTCCGCGACATGCCGATGAGCATTCATCGCGACGACGTGCTTCACTTCAAATGGCTCTCCTACATCAACGGCCTCTTTGGCACTAACCGGGTGCTGCTCGCAAAGGAGCAGATCGGCCTCGCCCTCGGTCTTGAGGAAGCGTCATCGCGTTTCGTCGGCCAGGGCAGCCGACTCTCCGGGTTCATCAAGCGGCAGGTCCCGGACAAGCCCGGCGTCCAGGGCAAAGAGACGATCGAGCGTATTCAGGCGGCATGGAACGAGACCTTCTCCGGACCGCGCAATACGGGTGGGCTTGGAGTGCTCCCGGTGGGTGCGGAATTCCAGTCTGCGATGCTGTCGTTCGTCGATACGCAATTCGTCGAGCAATCCCGCTTCCAGGTCGAGCAGATCGCCCGCTACTTCCGGGTCCCGCTGAGCAAGCTCGGGATCGCTGATAAGTCGGAGGCGGCATCCGGTCTCGTGCAATTAGAGACCGAGTATTTCAATAGCTGCCTGTCCAGCTATACCGAGCGGATGGTGCAAACGCTCTACAAGCAGTTCGAGATCGACGCCGATGACTATGAGATCGCGTTCGACTTCGAGGGCATGTTCAAGGCCGATCTTCAGACCCGCATCAACACGGCCAATCTCGGCTTTACCGGCTCGGTTTTCACCGTCAATGAGAACCGCGCAGCCAACGGCCTGCCGCCGGTCCCGGATGGCGATCTCATCTATGTGCCCGCCAATATGGTCCCGTTGGGGACGCTGCCGCAGCAGAATGAGTCGGATGCTGGGATCGGCAGCGATCAATCCGGACGCCCGGCGCGTGGTGGTGATGGGGATGAAGGCGCTCCCGATACCCCCGCCGATGATCCTGACGATCGCGCGCCAAGTATCTGATAGCGGGCTTGATTTTTCTTGGGGCAGTCTCTAATAGAATTTCTACGGAGAAAACTTGGACAACTGCCATGCCCACATATAGACGCCGATCCTGCCAGCAAGTGAAAGCCATCCTGGAGGTGTCTGACGCGGCTGCGCGCAAAAATCTGGAACGACTCTATCGGAAAGATGCCGAGCCGTTTCTTGGACAAATTTTTGGAGAGAACGGTTGGGAGGTTCGCCCCGATCATCCTGGCCTAGAGACCGTCTATGCTGACGGGAAGGCTGAGTTGTGGAAGACCTTGAGCGGCAATTATCATGTCGTCCGCGTGTCCGCATCAGATAGCTAGCGCTTCCACCATGAGCGGGAAGAAACCCGGATCGACCGGATCGTTTCTCGCGGTCAGCGCATCGGCCTGTGTGGCATCCGCGTATAACTGGTACGCGATCACCAAGCTCGGCAGGTTGCTCGTGTAGTTGACCTGGACGAGCGGTTCGAGCACCGAGGCTCGCGTGTTCAGATCGTTGACGACGGCCATTCTGAGCGTGCTCAGGGCGGCATAATCGGCGTCCTGAAACCATGATCCCAACAACGACAATTCGGCATCGAAGAGCGCGCTCACCGAGTTGCGGAGCACGATCGCGTCGTTCGAGCTACTCGGTGTGTACAGAGAGGTAGCGGTCGCTAGATTGATAAGCGCAGCCTTCCGGATCAGTGCGGCGGTCCGCGCGGCAAGCGATCCGATCTCGGTGCCGATCTCATCCCCGCCCACCACGATCGGCGGCGGCAGGTAGCCGGGATTCCCGGCAAGCGCGGACATCGAGGCGATCGTATCGGAGGGTGTTGCCGAGCACGAGACGAGCGCTGTGAAAGCCGAATAGACGGCAGGCTCCAAGTATACGCCGATGTCCTCGGTCGCCGCCGTCGTCACGAGATCAGTCAGCGCGGTCGTGAGACTGGCGCGTAGGACAACACCCTGATTGATGAGGTCGGTGACGGATGTTGCGCTTGTCGCGAACTGCAAGAGCGGGTCGCCGGAGTCGTAATATCGACCATACGAGTAGCCTGTCGGCGGGGTCAGTCCGGCCACGGTCCGATAGACCTGCGTGGCGAAAATGCCGAGCCGCGTCGCGATGTAGGCGAACTTCATGATCGTCGGGACGACGCTGCGCGAGATCACATATGTGGAGTAGGGGGTCGCCATTATGCAGCGGCCTCGAACCCGGTGGTGTTGGTGGTGACGGCGGCGTCGCCGAGATCGTTGTAGGTCTGGCTCGGCGTGTTCTCATTGGCCGCTGGCGGGCTCATGGTGGAAGCAGGCGGCAGGCTGCCGCCGCTGACATCGTTGCTGAAGCTGCTGTTGTTCTGTGCCATCGCCGCCGCATTGATCGTGTCGGCTTGGCTGTCCTGGCCGGTGGTCGGATAGAGCACGCTCCCCGCTTCGACGAAGATCAGCCGGAAGCTGACGTATCGGCCTGCGAGGTTCTGCTCGGTCTCCGAGATCGGCAGGGCCACGACCTGAAGCTGTCCGAAAACCGGATGTACGAGCGTCCCCGGACCGTCCGCTTCGAGCGCCGTAAGGAGGTTCTGGTACTGCGCTGCTACATCGTCCCCAACGAGGAAGCCTTCCACGACGTATTGCCGCGCACTCTTGCCGAGCGGCTCCGTGAGGGGCGTATCTCGATACGGGTACTCATGGACCGCTGCGCGCTGGCCCGATCGGATCGTCGCGCCCACGGCCTGGAAGGGTATTCCTCTAAAACTCGCCGGTTGAAGGGATGCCGCGAAGGGCGTCGTGCTGAGCAGTGGCATAGGGGTATTTAGAAAAAGAAAGCCCCGGACGATCGTCCGGGGCTCTCGGATCGCAGTGGCGAATCAGGCTTAGCCGAGGACCAACTGAACCGCGACCGCGACCGTATCAAGCTGGTTGATCGGGGTGATCGGCATGAGGATATCCAGCCGGTTCCGGTTCACCGCGTTGATCTGGACCTGGACGTTGGCAATGAAGTTGTCCAAGTCCTGGCAGATCGCCTGCGATACCAGCGTCGTGTAGATGTTTATCATCGTACCCTGGACGACGCTTGGGGTGACGATCGCCGCACCGACCGGGACACGCGTCCCGTCAGCAGCAAGTGACACGCGGCTGTAGAGCGATGACAGAATGCTCGCGGTGTATTTGACGACATACGCGACCGTGAACAGCTTCTCGGCGTTCTGGTAGCTATCGTCGGGCTGCCCGTACGCGTTCTCCGTGTACGTGGTCACCATCCGGTCGATGACCAGTTGGTTGCCCGGCGCGGCCCGAAGGGTTGCGATGCCGTCCGCGAGTAGGGTCTGCCGATCCTCGATCGTGAAAACCGTGCTCGGCGTGTTCGGCGGCAGGCAGTTCGTCAGCGGCAGCGTGTTAAACGGCTGTCCGACCTGCGCGGCTGTCGAGACCGCAGCTTGCGCGCACGAAGCTGCCGCGATCTGATAAGGCGGGTTCGGGCAGCCCAAGAGCCCGGTGATCGAGAAATGCTGGAAGTTCTGGTCCTGAGCCAGCGTCGTCAGGCTCCCGACCGAATTCGCAGAGTGCGCGAAGTAATGTCCGAAAAGCTGGTTCTGGAAGCTCCACCGACCCGTCGAGTCGTTGAGGAAATCCTGCATCGACGTGAGCGAGGTGCTGTCCGTGTACGGCGCGCCGATCGCGTCGAAAGGCATGCTGCCGCAGTTCGCGAGCGGGACGGTCAGCGACGGGTTGACCTCACCGCCGGACATTCCGGAGAACGTGAACGTGAGGCCCGCCGGGAGAACTTCGTTGTTTTGCTGGCCGTAGTAATTGATCCGGACATCGATGTTGTTGCCCTCGATGCCCGCGTTGTTTGCGGTCAGCGTGATCGGGAAAGTCGAGCCCGACGCCACGACGGGTAGGTTCGAGTTCGAGTTGATCGCCGAGACCATCGCCACGGCGATGCTCGCGTTGCTCATCGACGGCGTGACCACCACGGGGACCGAGACGCCAGCCACGTAGAGACTGATGACCCCGACATTGGTCACGGTGCCCGCGACGGTGATCGTGCCGGTCGCGGCGACCGACGACGGATCATCGATTAGCGGGAGGCAGTAGAGGGTTCCGGTTCCATTGATCGACCGGAACTCGGCGACCATGTTCGCGAGCATCGAGCCCGGCCCGAATAGGCCGAGAGCCGCCGTCGCCGTGCTCACATAGACCGGCTGGCTCGGCGGGTAGAACTGAATGGTGTCGCCTTCGGACGGGCCACCCGACGCGACCGCCGCCGACAGCACAACGGTCGTGCCGGTCGTCGAGACGACAGTCGTTCCGGATGCGATGGTTGAACCGTGTGTGAGGTTCAACACCACCATGCCGGGGACGACGTTTGCGGGGACGCTGGTGAAATGAAGCGTCTCGCCGGTGGCACTCGCCGCGCTCGTGGCGACGGTTGTAGGACCGAGAGAACCTGTGGAAAGAACCTGACCAATCAGAAGGCTTTGGAAGGGGAGCAGCCCGGTATTGTCGAGCGGCTGAACTTCAAAAAAGAACCCAGGAACTAGCCAATCTTGTGGGATGTAATTAAACGGAATTTGAACTGCCATTTACTTCAATAGCGCCTCCATTCAGGCTGTATGATCTTGTGCGTCGAGTGCTTCACTGACCGTGACGTTTATGGTCTGTGGCTGCCCGGCTGCGCCGGTCTGATCGCCGGAGGCGGGCTGCCGCTGCTTCTGCTCCGCAGAGCGAGGCTTCCGCGCCTTGGTGATGACCTCGGTCTTCTTCTCGTCCGGCTCGTCCGCCAATAGGACGACATCGCGGTCACGGAGGCGGTGAAGCCAGTACGTGGTGCGCGGGACCATGCGGCCTTCGGGTTCGATCAAGTCACCGCGCTGCGGATCGCGGATTTTCAGGCCGTCTCGCGGCTTTACCTTTAACATGAAGGTATTTAGGCGCGGCGACTCACTGACCCGCCGACACCGGCTTACGGCGTGCTGCCGAAGAACTCGATCTTATAGGGGTTCAGTAGATGCCAGATCGCGGATGGGATGTCCGTATCGGTGACTTCATCCCCACGGCGCTCGAATAGGTAGTTCACGAGCAGAAGGATCGCCTGGGTGATCGGCACCGGGATCGTGCCGGTGGGGTAGCCGCATGTGATGTTGAACCAGATGTGCTGGATGCGTCCCGTAGGGGGTTCGGGAAGCTCCCGGACCTTCCACCAATAGATGGCGAGCCGGGCTGGATCGAGGTCGGTATCGCAGAAGTAGCAATCGTCGGTGAGTGCGGTTTGAGTGCCCGTATGATCGAGCACGCACACCAGATTGACCGATGCGACCGGAGCCCGTGGAAGCTCGAAGGTATCGGTGCGGTGGCCGGCGGTCCCGAACCACCAACCAAGCTCTGCCGCATACGCGGCTCCGGCTCCGTAGGGGTTCGTATCTTCGGGGATCGTCTTTACGGTCCAGGCGAGTGTTTGCTCGATCAGGGCGCGAGATAAGTAGTTTTCGACCGTGGTCCGGGCGACCGTGATGAGTGAGCCGATAAGATCGTCATAGCCGTGTTGGTATATCCGGCAATACTGCTTCGCCTGTTGGACCGTGACGGGTTCGGAGGCTGGCGCGGTGTCCACTCGGAGTGTCGTGTAGAAGGGCTTACTCATGCTCGTATTTACCGAGCGTGCCGGCCCGACGATCTGCGAGGCTCGCCGTCGTAAATACGAGCATGGAACCCCTGCGCATCGGCCAATTGCGTTATTTAGTCACCTTATATCGCCGGCATGACCTTCCCGATCCCGCTCCCGGCGCGACCGGCGTGATCGAGGTGCTAGAGGACCCGATTGAATTTGCCGCCGACATTATCCCAACGGGGCCGATGGTGTTTTTCGACTCCGTAAACGCGATGTCTTCACCCGGTGTGATAGATCGCGCACTCACTCACCGCGTCTTCTGCCGGTGGTTCACGCCGCCGAATATGGCGACCGTCGATATGACTTACGTGATCGAACGGATCATGGAGACCCCGGACGGCAGAACCCGGAAGGAGCGCTTCCGGGTCTGGCGGGTGATGGAAGTCGATGGAAAGACCCGATTCCTTCAATGGGATTGTATGCTCGAAGCTGTTACCGACGTTTAAGGTGGACTTCCCCGGACATCGGTTATGGTAGTTGTTTCTTCTTTGACCGAGCCGGTTTCACCCCAGATGATTTTTTTCTCGGTCTTTATGGCACGAGGTCTCCAAAGGGCTCCTAACAAGATACCCATAACGAGTAACCCGAAACCCGCCGGTAAGTCGTGTGCTTCTAGTATTTTTAGTTTGATGAATGGAATATGGCCACCAGTGCCATTTAAAATCATGATGATGCCGGACACATATAAGATGAACACGATCAGCGATTTGATGTGTGGAATCCACATAGTGCGTGCCGTGCCTTCGGTTGCATATTCACGAACATTTTCGTCTACGACTGGCAATATATGCAAGCGTTAAGGCGACAGATTCCTAATCGGGGGTATCACAATAGAGCCGCGCCCACAGGCTGAGCGTCTGGCCGTCCGTCGTCTCGACGACGGCCCGTAGCAGATAGAGCACCCCGCCAACCATCCCGCCAACAAGCTGGTTGACCTGTCCACCCGCGACGCCTGTGGTGGTCGATGCGGCCAATGATGGTGATCCCGAAAGCCGGGAGCTTGCGTCGGCATCTGGGTTCTGACTTAGAGCACTGACCGAGCACGTCACCGAATTGATCTCGGAGATGCTGACACCGGACGCGAACGCCGGACCGAAGTCGAACGAGACGGTCTCGTATTCGACGGTCGCATCGATGGGCGGGGTGAAATCCTTGGCTCGGCTCATGGCGTTACTATTTACCGATGCCGCAATCAAGAGCCGGTCACGTGGTGCGGCGACGGCGGCTTGATCCGGCTTACGGATCGCGACGAACTCCCGCCCGGTCGCCACCGACAGCATCAATGTATGGTCCGGGACTTGTTCGCGTTCATCAACTCGGCGGCAAGCTGCTCGGGTGTCGGGGCTTTCGGTTGTGCGGTGATCGCGCTCGAAGCGAGGACCCCGTTCTGCAACGTGTCGAGCAACGCGTTCATCATGTGAAGCTGAAGCTCCGGCGATAGTCGCTCGTGAATCCGCACTATGACCGATCCGAGGATTTGCGCGAGTTGCTCGACGCGCCCCATCAGATCGTTCGGGTCCTGAGCCGCTCTGAACGGTGCCGCCGTCGCTACCCGGTCGATCAGATCGATCGCTTCATCTTCTGTCTTTATCAAAATCGGTTCCATGTCATGCCTTCCCAAACTCAATGTCCTTCGCGACCGCCTCGGCGATCTTGTCGCGTATTTCGGTCTCATGGTCGGCAGCCGCACGAGAAATGAACGGGCGGGGTTCGAGGACCCGGACCGAGGAATTGCCGAGCTTTGGGTTCTTCCGGCTGTTGCCGGCGCGGGGATTGCGGCGTCCGCGACCGCCCTTCTGGTTCGTGCCCGCGCCACCCTCGGCACCCACTTCGAGGAAGCGGGAGTAGAAGCTGCCGTCGTAAATCTGGATGCGCTCGCCGCCGCGCTGGACCTTCATTCCGATCGAGCCCGTCAATTGGCCTGATAGGCGCGCCGGAGGCTCAAAAGGGGCCGAACTGTAGTGGACGCCCTTCCCAATGCTGGGCGGCGTCGAATAAGCGCGCCCTCCACCGCTATCCGACCGGGTGAGCGCGCGGGCCTCCTTCACTATAAGCTGGCCGGACTCGCGCAGCGCTTGGCGAATGTTGTTCTTCTTAAAGTGGAGAAGGTGCGCATCTGGCACGGTTATTTTTATCACCAGTGTGACAATGCTCCGTAAATACTTTCAGAGAACTTCCGGTGCACTGACAGAGCAGCGGGGTTCTCCAATATTTACGGAGCCGCGAAATGTATGGAATTCACGAAGGTATGTCGGAAATGCCATGAGGAAAAAACGGCAGTAGATTTTTCGCCCGACAAGCGTAATAAGGACAAGCTATGCGGTCATTGTAAGAAATGCCGCGCGGCGGCAACACGGGATCGAAATCAGCGACCGGACATCAAGGAAAAACGAAGAAAATATTTTAGCGAATACCGATCGACCTCCGATTTTAAGCGGCGGCGCTCAGAATACCGAAAACGCCCTGATGTCAGAGCAAAAGAACAGGAGTATGAAAATACCCAGTACCGAAGAGCACAAAAAGCCGCTGCAACACGGGTTGTCTATCATCGGAAGCTTGCCGCGAACCCAAAGGCATTCAAGTTACGGAAGATGCTTATCGCTGCCCGTACAAGAGCAACGCGAGAGCGGCTTGATTTTGAGATCACAGCGGCGGATTTTCCTGATCTGGATTATATTTCGGTTTGTCCAGTTCTCAGCATCGAGTTCGACTGGACAAGCAGCAAATGTTGTGCTGCTTCACCTTCAATAGATCGCATCGACAATAGCCTCGGATATGTTCCGGGAAATGTGAGGCTCATCAGTTGGCGGGCCAACAGCCTTAAAAGTGATGCGGTAATCGAGGAACTCGAAGCCGTCATCCGGTACATGCGTACTCAGGCGTAGTCGAAAATCAGAGTGATATGAGCGCCGACGATCCGCTTGAGTTCGCAGATCAACGCGCTGTTGCCCCACGAGGCCAGGGGATCGCCGGCACCGGAGCTACCAGCGCGGAAGTAAGTGATGACGAACTCGGGATTGTTTACTTCGAGCGCGCTTGCCCACTGCGGTCCATTGCACCGCGATCCCGCTGTAGAGCCCGCGCCGAACGTGCCGAACTCGGTGAACGTAGTATCGGGGTATCCGAGCGTCGCGCAGAAGTGTTCGAGATAGGGGATACTCGCGCCACCTTGAGCGATCAGCCGGGCGACGATCGCCTTCTGGATTTGCTCGATTGTGGGCGTCCCGGTCCAGCACGGATCGGGCAAGCCGACGCTCTCCATCCACTCCTGCGTGAAGTCGATTGTCGTGGCGGGAAAGACATCCGAGAGCAGATTCACCGAGGCGCTCTGGACGATGAACTCGGAGCCCGCCAGTGCCTTAAACAATGCCGTCTGGGTGGTGCCAGGGAGCCGGGGATAGGCGGGACCGATCGGCAATAGGTTCTCGATCATCACGAGGAGATCGGCGCTAGAGTATTGCGGTGTCGGCATCACGTAGGCGGGCTGGATATACGGGGTCAGATCAAGCGGCGGTGGGAACGTGGCCGATGCGTCCCCCGCTGGTGCTGTCTCGGTGACCGTGACGATTGTCACCCCTTCCGAGAAAAGACCTCTACCAAACGGCCCCATGCCGAAACCGCCTGCGGTGGTGGGCATATCAGTTCCCCCTTCTAGAGCGAGGCCGTGTAGATGACGCCGATCGTGTTGTACTCGGCGACCACGTACGATCCGGCGTTGAAGGTGCCAGCCGAATAGAGGGTGCCTCCGCCGTTGCCGATCGTGGCGGAAGCGCCGGAACCGAACACGAGGAAGCACCCTTGTAGCGTGTCGGTCCCGAGGATCGGGAATGAGAGATACGAGCTAACCGAGATAGAGCCGCCAGAAGCAGCGCTCCAGGAAGCGGCTACCCGGTTCGCAGTTACGGTGCTCTCAGTCCAGCCAGGATGAGCGGTCATGGTGTCTGAGGTGGAAGTCGCCGTGAAGCCGGTAGCTGAGATCAGCCCCACGTATGGTCCGGACCCGCCGGGGGCCGCTCCGCCATTGACGCCGAGATAGCTGGTGAGAGCCAAGTTCTTGCCGACAATCGTGACCGAGTTGTCGGCGATGTCTCGCCACACCTCTTCACCCAAACGATCGTAGCAAACAATTTCGTACCGACCTCGCGCGGTCGCGCCTTCCACGTGCATTTAAACATGAGCCTCGATATGTCTTTCATATTTACCCGGTTCGCAGCGGCTCCCTCACCGCGCCGATAAATACCCTTTATGGGATCACCAGTTTCGACACTTACTTTCGACGACGTAAATGTCACCGCCCCCTCACCGACCGTCAAATCCACCGCGACTGAACCTGCACCCGCGACACCCCCGAGTCCGGGCGTCGGGGATCAACTCACCATCCGGACAGGGGGTAAGACCCTAGAGGGATGGCTGACCAGTTCAGTCATTCGGGACATCGACGCCGGACCGCCCTCACGGTTCACGATCTCGCTGACCGAGCGGTTCCCGAACTCCGACAATAGCGCCGTGATCGTCCCCGGCTCGGCGTGTCAGGTCTACCTCGGCTCGAACATCATCATAACCGGGTATATCGACAACTACTTACCCACCTATGACGCACGCACCCACCGCGTGGTCATCGAGGGGAGGTCGAATACCGAGGACGTGGTTGACTCCTCATACGTCGGACCGCCGTGGGGCTTTAGTTCCGGTGCAAGCCTGAAGACAACTATTGCAGCAATCCTAAGTCAGCAGACCCCGAACGTCGGACTGTCGTTTCTGGCACCCGATCAACCGCTGCCCACCGGACCTGCCCAAGCCTATCAAGTGACGTTTGGTGAAAGCGTCTACTCGGTAATCGAGTCGCTTTGTCGAATGTGCCAGTTGCTTCTCTATGACGATGAGAATGGCAATCTGGTCATCAATACAGTTGGCACCACACGCGCGGGATCGTCACTCGTTGAAGGACAGAATGTTGAAGCCGCTGCTGTGCGGGTCGATTGGAGTCAGCGGTTCCATAATCTTTACATCGGCGCTGCTGGACAAATTCCCGGCGCTGCCATCGCAAATTCCATATTCGGATCGGCACAGGTAGATCAGCAAATCCGTACAAGCCGATCGAAAATCGTCCTGATGGATCATTACCCGAGCCCTGCGCTTGTTCAGCAGCGGGCCAATTGGGAGATGAACCGCCGGATCGGTCGCTCCCTCATGACACAGGTGACGGTCACCGGGTGGCGCGATGGGGCGGGGAATCTATGGAAGGTGAATACGGTAGTCGGGGTTCAGCTACCGACGCTGAAGATCAACTCGGACCTCATTATCGCGGCTTGCGAATACGATCGCGATGAGAATGGTACTCGAACGGTCCTGACCTGTATGCCGGGGTCGGCGTTGAAGCCTGCACCATATATCCCCGTGCCTGCGATCGGACAGAATCTCATGCAGGGAGACAATCAATAAAGTAATGCCATCGAGTGAAGGGCGGATCGACTACGGTCTTATAGAAAAAATTTGGGCGCGAGTTCACAACATTACTCGGCGCGTCACTCTACAGGTCGGTGACGACAGCCAACCGGCCTATCAGTCATGGCAGACGCTTGGCTATCCCGGCGAGCTACGCGACGGTGTTCCACGGGTACAAGAATTTGGCCGAACGACGATGCCCCTACCGGGCGCGCAGGGTGTCACCCTATCGAACAACGGTGGTTCGCACGGGTCCCAAGCCATCGTCGCCACTACCGATCCTCGCTACCGCCCTACCGGCCTCAACGGTGGCGAGACTGTCGACTATATGATCGATGGGGCGAACGCACAGGGGAACGGGGGAACGCTCCGCCTGATCCTGAAAGGTGCGCTCGGCTGGATCACCACCCTATTCGGCAAGACGATCAATGTCGGTGACACCACGGCCAGCGTGACGATCAATGTCGGCACGGCCTCGAACGGCGTCACGATCAACATGGGCGGTAGCTCGGCTACCGTGAATATCACGGGCGCGAGCGGTGATGTAATCGTTTCGGGGGTCAGCTTAAAAACGCATACCCATTCGGGCGTCACTCCCGGTGATGGGAATACCGGCGAACCGAACACTTAACCTGCGAGCCGCTCTGTCTCCGAATGCCTTGATGCATCTTTGAGAAGATACGCAAACTCGGTTGCCGTACCATCTTTTCGTAAGCTGTTCGCACGCCAGCTAATGATCCGGACGTTGCCAGGGACATAGCCGAGATCACTGTTGATGCGGTCGATCGTCGGGGAGTCATCGCCCGGTTCGCCTTCCCGATTCCAGTCGAGCTTGATCCACGCAAATACCGGGCAGTATTCAATATGCCGCCAATCCCCTAGATGGTCCTCGGTGATAAGGAACTCATACCCCCGACCGGGTGCACGACATTTCGCTGTCCGCAACATTGATTTTATCTTGTACAGTCTCGGGTCAGCATCCTTGCGCCGTTTCGCGCGTTGATTCGTAGCTGCTCGATGTTTTTCTAATCGCTCCGCCGACATACTTTCGACGCGATTTTTGAACCGTTGACACTCGATGCAATAAGGATAATAGCCGTCTCGACGGCCCGCCTCTTCACGGAAATCCGTTTTCGGCTTTCGCGTTTTGCAGGATACGCAATATTTGTCCGGAGCATTAGGATCGTCGAAAAGCCAAAAACGCTTCCAAACACGAGATTCTCGACGCTTTGCAGCTAGACATGTCTTGCACCACGAGCGGAGGCCACCGTTCTTCCTAGAAACATCCTTTCCCATTTCACTTGGAGTTTTTGGAAGACGGCAATGTGAACATATAAACTGCATTATTGCTAATTATATCGGCGTCTCCATTTAGCTATTACTCGGGTAATTGGCAGACATGCTAATTCTGCCGGTTTTCCGGGAGATGGCGATCTGCCGGATTATGCTCGCGCAGATAATTCTCGGAGAGCGTCTCGGCTGCGTCTACCTGATGCTTGCAAGCTTCCAAAGCGGTCATGACAGGTTGGTTGCCGGTCGGTATTTCGTCCCACCCTGGCGATGGTGGTGCATAGCCGAAGTGATAGAGATCGAGATTGGTCACGAAGCACTCGTCCGCGCCAAGCGTCTGCTCAATCCTGTAACGACCAATTGTGACCGGCTTGGGCAGGTTATCCTCGAATATCCGATAAGCCTGATCCCATGTCTGCTTGGCCTGTGCTTCGCTTAATCCGGGATTGCGGTTGGCGACATAATTGACGCCCACGAGAGCACCGACGCCGATCATCCCAACGGCGAGGACCTTCAGGAACATCGTTCAACCTTCGATTTCGCTCATGCCATGATATTAAATCGTACCGAGTGGCGTCTTCAAGAGACCGCGACTTGATCCCAAGCCCAATTGTAGGACCAGTTCACCGCCTGTCCGCTCGGCTTGATGATCTCGATCCCGATGCTGAGGATGGACCGATTGCCGTTCAGGAATGAGGTCGTCACGGTGATCGTCTTGGCGATACCCCGGTTCTTGATCCAGGCGAGTGCTTCCTGACAGTAGCCTTGAGCCGTTATCAACAGTTGCGTGTTTGAGACGCTACGGGCGAGCAACCATAGACGCGAGCCAAGCTGGAAGCCAGCAAGCGGGTCGGTCTGCAAGTAGGTCGAGCCCCACCAGCCGCCGCGATCTGTGCTGAACGGAACAGGCAGGATGTCCGATGGATCGGCGCGCCGGTTCGTGAACAAAAGAATCGTGACCGCCGTGACCAAATCCTGGTTCGTCGCGAGGATTTGACCAACGACCTGGAAGTCCGCTCCACCGAGGAACGGGTTCCACAGATCGGCGATATCGGTGGCGACGATTTCCTCAAGCGGCGGGAAGACCGGCAGCGGAGGAAGCGGCGGGAAGGATGGAGCTAGGAGGGGGGTCGAAAGTAGCGGGGCACCAAGGAGCATTCGTTTCTATGGCCGTCAGACCACGTTCATCGCGTATCTCGTACGCAGGTTGAGGTTCGCATCGCCACTGGCCTGACTGACGTTCGCTCGCGCACCGGACGGCATGTTCGCGAAGCTGACGGTGACCTCGTGGCTGGACTTGTTGTCGTCGTCTTGCTTCTGCTTGGCGACTGTAGACGGATCAGGCGCGACGTTCGGCGCGCGCCGAATCAGATCGAGATGCCGCCAATCGGTTCCGGCACCCGTACCGGCATCTCCGAGCCGATGAGATGAATCGAACTCGTATTCCCAGCCACCCTTGCCATCGGGCCGTTTACGACCCGTCAGCACGCCGACATGACCACCGAGTTCGCCCCGGCCATGCCCATACATATCGACGCCGAGATCGCCAGCTTGACCTTGATCCGGGGCGACCCCCGTGCCCCAACCGGAAGCGTCGGTCGCAACATTGGAGACGTGACCGAATTTGTCCGTGATTGGCGGCAGACCGACCTTGGTGAGAGCCATGTTCACGAGTCGGGCGCAATAATTGGATAGCTGCTGATGCCGCTGAAATTCCGGTAGACCCTCGATCGCCCCGACAAGCCCATTTACGGCTGCTGGCGCAGCCGTGCCGAGTGAATCGAAGTTCTTGCGGAATTTGGCGACGTAGCCGGGGTTACGATCGGGCGACGTGATCGAGCCATTCGCATACGCATAGGCGATCTTGTCGGGGTCGTTGCCGTAGATTGCCGCGAGATGGTCGATGATCCGATTGCCGACGCGGATGTTGTCTTCCGGATTGCTGATGCGCTCGCCGGGGTGGGCATACTGAACCCACGTATCCGGCATGATCTGCATCGGGCCGGTGGCCGAATGACCCGGCAATGGGACACTGTTGTAGCCGTTCGCCGACTCGGTTAGCTGGATAGCCTTTTTGATATTGTCGAGTTGGGTGTTCGGACCGGGTGCTGTCGGCGGTGTGAGTGCCTTGCGGGTCTCATCAACGCTCGGCATCCCATACGGCGTCATACCTGGATTATCGTAGGTTCCTCCGGTCGCGGTGCCTGCTGCTTCCGGTCCCAAATGATGGGCAAACCAGCCACCGACCGCGCCGAGTGCGCCGGTTCCGGCGATACTACCGAGCCATGCGAGGAAGCCGATACCAGCAGCGACTTCAGCGCCCGTAGCACCGGCTGCGGCTCCAGTTGCCGCACCAACGTCTGCCGCACTGGCAAGGCCGAGGGACTTGCCGAGCCACCCGAGTACGCCGCCAAGCAGACGCTTGACGAGAAGACCGCCGAGCAATCCGCCACCGACCGCGCCGATGCCGCCAACCGCTAGCGCACCTCCAGGACCGAGGCTCCCGAGTGCGTTTTTGATGTCCGTGGTGATGTTGTGGAAGACCTGCTCCCACTCATGCACCATCAGGTCCATGCGGCGGAATGTATCGAGGGTCTTGTCGCTCTCGATCGCGACGTTCTTCGAGTCTTCGAGGATGCGATCGAACATATCCTTCGGCATCTGGACGAGCCGGTCGAAGTCCTCGACGCCGAGTGCCTGACCGATCCGAGCGGGGAACATCCCCGCCGCACTCAGCCCATTTCGATTATTCCTAGCCGCATTGAGAACCTTGTAGATGACCGTATCGGCGTCATCCTTGTTGATGTCCGCACCGGAGAGCCGAAGAAGGGTCTGAATTTTGGGATCGAGCGCGAACTGCTTCGCCTGCATTTTCCAGGTCGCGACCGACTGAAGCATCTTGTCGGCATCGCCTGGATTGAGACCGGCGAGGTTGGTGAACGCCTGGAATTGCTGAAGCGGCCCTTGGCGGAGCCCGGTTCGAGCGCCGACTTGTAGGAGGCTCTGAGCTTCCTTCGCGGCGCTGCGGTAGGCGTCGGCGATTCCTTCGACCGCTTTGATCGCCAATCCCGCGCCGATCGCGAGCCCACCGAGATCGAAGGCTTTGCCGAAGGTCTCGATCGTCTTGCCAATCTTGCCTTCGACGGAGGCGAAGTTCTTGGTCAGCGCGAGCAGTTCGGTCCGCGCGTTTTTCGCGAAAACGCTGATGCCCTTGTTGAGCCCGTCGAAGCGGTTTTTGTCCTTCCGGGTCGCGTCATCAGTCGCACCGCTCGCGTCCTTCACCGTGCGCTGAAGGTCCTTCAGCGTTTGGTTGATGTTTTTGATCGCGGTGCTCGCGGCGTCGGCTACCCCAATGGGTAAGATATATCCCTTGTCGGTCATCGGTAATATTTACCCGACCGAAGGGTAGCAGCTTCCCGACGAAGGAATGATGCCGCACAGATAAATACTCGGAGACAATATCTCCGAGGTTTTATCGTCTAATGGCAAATCGTCTGGCTGGTGTAGCCAATATTACAATCAATGGAAACACGGTAGAGGTCGTCGGTAACTTCACCTGGACTTCGCAGAACTTCCGAAACGAACCCCTCACCAGCATGTCGGACCCGTATCCGGGCTTCAAGCAAACGCTGATGCCCGCGACGTTGAAGTTTGAGGGGCGGGATCAGTCCGATACCCCGCTGTCCTTCTACTCGAACCTGACCAACGCCACGATCGTCGCGGTACTCGCGAACGGCAAGACGCTGACGATGACGAACGCAGACCTGATGGAACAGCCGGTCGTGAACGAGTCCGAGGCCACGATGGAACTGTCATTCGCGGCAGAAACCATCACCGAAGGCACTGTTAGCTCGTAAGTAATCTGATGAACAAAGAAACGACGATCGTGCTCTCGAAGCCGCTGAAACTGAACGATGTAGACCCCGCCATTACGGAAGTGCGTCTGCGCGAACCCACAATCGGCGAGATGATTAAAGTCCAGAACCTCTCCGGTATGGAGCAGAACAAGCAGATCATCGCGGCGATCTCGAAGGTACAACCGCTTCTAATCGATCAGATGGCGATGAGCGATTACCTGAAGTGCGTCACGTTCATCTTCGGTACGTTCAGCGAGAATGCCCAGGAATAATGGCGGGATCATCGAGTCATTTCCGTTCCTGAAGATCGGCTTCATGGTGTTCGCGCCAAAAGATTGGGAAGCGTCGCTCGCGGCTGCGGCCAAGTATTTCAACTGGAGTCGGGCGGATGCGATGGGGTGCACGATCAGCGAATTGCGCTGGTGGTACGCCCGGATCGCCGAGCTTGAGGAACGGAAATGAGCCTCGTCAACGTCATCACCCAGCTAAAGCGACTTCCTATCTTCAATGGCCGGGTCATCGGTGCCGCAGAGTTCGTCGGGCTCCAAAATCAGGTCTTCACCAAGTTCCCCGTCGCGGTCGTGATGCCGTATGGGGACAAGGCCGAAGACAACGACTCGATGACCGCGCTCTTCCAGTTCGTGAGCAAGCAGATCGCGATCGACGTGATCTTCTCGAACGTCGATGCGGTCCAGTCGGGCAACGATAATCGCGGGCAGGCGACGGCTCAGCAATTCGATCAAGTCGAGTTCTCGATCTTTCGGGCGATCTTGAATTGGAACCCCTACTCGTTGATCGAGAACCCGAACCTCCCCGATCAGTCTGATCCGGTCATCGGGCACGCCATCAAGGGCTTCCAGTTCGTCGAATGCGGTCGCGTCGAGTACGACCTCAGCCGCTACATCTATCGTTGGATTTTCAGCATTCCCGTCCAGATCACCGATCAGGATGGGTGGACCGCAACAGGGCAACCTCTTGAGGAAATCTTCCTCACCGTCTCCGATCCCGACACTGGCGATACCCTCGGCGGAGCCGAGCTTACTGGGCTCGAAAACGTGGGCGTGCCGCTCGCAGGTGTAGAGGCGAGTGCTGGGGTCGGAGCCTTCCAGATCGTCACCTAACCGCTGGGACTTAGGTTGATATCAAATTCATGTACTCCCGTATTTTGCGCATAACGCTCGCGCAAATGTGTGCGGCGTCGAAGCCGCAAACAATCTCCATTTCATATTAAAAGCGGTGCAAATCGGCTTAGAGGGGATCGTTTTCCGGGGGACTCGGGAGGATACCTGCATGGCCAATTGGGATGATGAACTCCACGGCTACAAGGATGAGATGGACGGACTAGCGAGCACGTTGGCCGTTGTGTGGATAGTCACGATCGCGATCATACCCTCTGTTTTGTTGTTCAGCAGCCCAGATCAAGAATATCCATTATCATTTTTTACTGTCATCGGTTTATCGCAATATACGACCTACCTCCTTTCGGGTGGATTAGTATTGTTATGGGCGATTTGTGTCGGAGTCGAGTTGAGAATGGTTCGATTGTGGGTACGACCTGAATCATTTAAAACCACGTTATTTCGTCACAACATATTTCATAGCCAATTTATTTTAATCGCTATACTGCTTCTTGCATTATTTTTCTGGTTGCGCATCCTTGAGGATTATTCCCGTATCCTGGCCACATATTGTCTGTTTGATTTATGGAATTGGCAATGTAGAAGATTTTATCTGACCGCGCTGATTCACAGCGCCCGAAAACTTCTGGACGAAAGGATTTCGGAAATCGGACCGCTTTCTAAAACGCCGAAAGCTGACGCTGAGCGTAGAGAAGTTGAAATACGTCGCGCGGGCATTGAAGTCATAGAAGAATTTTATATAAAGAGGCCGCAGAGACGACGCGTTATCGTATTGGGGAGTGTTACGACAGTTATAGCAATACTTTCCGTTCCACCCTTGTTGGATATCATAGCGACGCATGTTCACATGGCAAAAGCGACCCTGGCATCGATCGGCTATGGAACCATTCTTCTGACGATGATCGGTTGCGAAGCCTTTATGTTTAAATGGCGAAGTATCGCCACTGGTCGCAGTGCCGTCCTGGCAGCGGAGTTGCACAAGGTAAAAAATTCGCTGGAAAATCTGGGACGTGCACGTCGCCGCCGTAAGACACCATGAACTTGCTATACATATGATATTGAACCGGGAATGGCGATCTGGCCTGTCTCGCTCAGGGTGATATCCGCCGGGGTGGTGCTATTCCAGGACGTGATCTCGAAGTAGTCGAGCCCGCTGACCGCGCTGATCTCATCGTATAGCTCGGACAGGCGCACCGTACCGCCCGCCGTCAGATCGGGAAGAAGCACACCGACCGGGCTGGCATTCATGATGAAGAAGCTAGAGTACGCGGTGGAGATCGCCGAGCGGATCGTTGCGTTGACGGGGACTTCGGCAAGCGTGATCGGGATCGCAACCGCACTCGGTGCCATCGCATAGACGATCGCCGTTGCCGGACGCAGGTTATACAGCGCGTTCGCTAGGATGAGCTGATCGCCGGTCGCGGTCGTACCTCGGCTTTCATAGGTGCTGACCCCGTTGTCGCCTTGCGGGACACCGGAGTAGGCGGCTTCGATCTCATCCTCCATGAAATAGACGCTGACCGAGCCCGGTCCCATGACGGGCGGTCCGGCTGACCAAGCTCGCGTGATCGCCGGGGTCGCGGCGAGCGCCCATGTCACGTAGTCGGCAAGGCAGCCACCTTGCGGCGGGTTCGAGAAAAGCTCGATGAGCCGGGTACGGAGGCTGTCCTCGGTCTCTACATCTGCGCCGCCCGTGAAGTTCGAGGTGACCGAGACGGTGTTGAGAACACCCGAGAGTGAGGTCTGAAGCTGTAGCGTCGAGTAGGGCGAACCAGTGACGAAGTTCGAGGCGATCCCGGCAGTCGTCGCGACGGCAGTCGTGGAGAAGGTCCCGCCGCCGCCGATGGTGCCGCCGAACCCGGTGGGGATCGCGTAGAGGTATCCATCCGCCCGGACCAAGATGGTGAGATCGGGAATGGTCGCGCCGGGGGTCCCGGAGAACTGGACGGAGCCCGTGGCGGGTGTGGCGCTTTCAAGCTGAAGCCCTTTGAGAGCCGCCCACGCCGACAGGGACTCGCCGGTCGCGGTGACTGGAATGGCCTGTTGGGCAATCCAATCTAGATACCCGTAGCGGAGATATTGAAGACCAGCGAGAACATAGGCGAGGATTTGAAGATCGCTGCCCGGAAGATAAGGATTAGTTCCCGGCAGATACGAAAGTATCTGTGCCTGATTTTGCTGGATTATCTGCTGGATAGTAGGACGCTGAAACGGCAACTCCGTAATACCTCGAAGAGTACGAGGTATTTACCGAGCGTCCCCCAACTGACCCCTTCCGGCTCGCTTTGCGCCCTGCTGGGCGAACCGTCGTTAATCAGTTAGCAAAAACAATGAGTTACGCATCATCATCATCATCTCCGCAATCTCCGCAGTCGAACCCGTCGCCGACCGGAGAGACAGGCGGGGAGACGGGTGGCGAGACCGGAGGACTGACCGGGGGCGACGATACCGGCGGTGACACCGGAGGGGTCACGGGTGGCGATACCGGGGGGCTTACCGGCGGCGCGACCGGACTGACCGGCGGGCTCACAGGAGGCGACGACACAGGCGGCGAGACAGGCGGAGGTCCACCCACAGCAGACAGCACGTTGCCGGTCATCGTGAGACCGCTACCCAGGAATACTTCGATTGGCTGGCCGCTTGGGCAACCCATCAGCGGACACGCGAATGTCGCGATGAGCGGACCGAAATCGGTGAACCACTTCCAGACGTTTGCGCTCGTGTAGATGAAACGATAGGCCACGTTGGCGAGCAGGTCGTTCTCTTGGAGGTTCGAGCCGTTCCACCGCTGGACCGGCTTGGTGATGCCGCCGAAGTTCAGGCTGACAGCGCTGCCAGTCGTGGCATTGGCGACCATGATGGTGACTTCCTGGCCGGGGATCAGCGCATCCACGGTGAGCGGGGAATGTGCGGCGACTATGATCTCGTTCGCCGTCCCCGACGTGTCCATGAATGTGTGGCTGGCGAGGACCGCCTGCCATACTTGCTGCCAATCGCTGACCGAGGGGGTGACGCCTCCGGCGATAATCAGATTGACGATCTCCGCCTGGACCATATTGAGCCAGTAGCCGGGGACGACGGTAGCGAGTTGACCAGTCGCCGGATTGCCGTCTGTGAAATATTGAGAGGTCCCGGAACCCGGTGCGGTATCGGCTTCGTTCAGAGGAACGGAATTAGTCGCAATGACGTAGTTAGCCATTCAGAAAACCTGGAAATAATTCTTCCAGGTATTTACCGAGCGGCACCCGTCAACGCGTTCAGGTCACGGAGAGGACATTGCCCGACATGGCGAGGCCGCTACCGAGGGCGACCTCGTTGACGAGACCGGATTCGGCACCCACGAGAGGGGAGGCGAAATACGCGAGGTTGTTGCTCATCGTGTCAAAGAAGAGCTTCCACTGCGTGCCATCGAAGTAGAATTTGAAATCGCCCGGACCGATGTCATCGGCGTGAAGGTTCGAGCCGTCCGGGCGCTTCACGTTTTTCGTGATTCCGCCGAACTCCATCGTCACGGCGGAGCCTGTCGATGCATTCCCCACGATGACCGTGATTTCCATCCCCTCCACGAGCGCATCGACGGTCAGCCCGCTCGGCGGGTTGATGACGATCGCGTTGGGGGTGCCCGACGTGTCCTGGAAAGTGTGGGAGCCGAGAAGGGCTTGCCAGCACTGGCCGGTTTTGGTCGGCGAGGCGATGACGTTGCCGGCGACGCAGAGCTTGTATAGCTCGCTCTGAATCTGGTTCAGCCACCATGCGGGGCACAGGGTCTTCGGGATCGAGAGATTAGGGTTCGCGTTCCGGAACCACTGCGGAGTTCCTGTGTCCGGGGCGATCGAGGCGTCTTCGAGCGGGACGCTATCAGGGGCGATGACAAGCTGCATGTCGCCCCTCGGTTAGTTGAAGCCCCGCGCGAGGAACGTAATGGTCGCGCCATCGGTCTGAGTGGCACTCGCGGTGCCCCGGATGCAGTTGACGCCAAACCAGCCCGACGAAAACGGGTCAACGGTAACGAAGGTGCTCGCGGCGATTTCGCTTGTGTAGAGAAGCAGGTCCAGCCACGTGGTGCCGCCGTCCGGGCTCATCTCAAGCTGAAGGTTGGCGCTCGTCCATTCCAATCCAATCGAAAAGCCAACGAGGGTCTTGTTGCCGAGATTGATTTGGTTGGACTGAGTGTCGCCCGACCCTATGGTCGCCGTGAAAGTGTCGAGATCGACGAAAGCCACACGAGCCCCTCCCTTTACGAGCGGGACATCGCGAGCATGATACGATCGGCCTGAAGGGTCGCGACGCCCGTGCCGGATGCTTTCGCTACGCCGGCCAGGGGTTGAAGGACCGCTGATGCACCAGTAGCGCCAAAGCTGGCCGTGCCGACTGAGACTCCATCGATCGAGTAGACGACGTTGCTGGTGTCGCGGGAATCGATGCGGAAGACGTGAAACGCATTCGCCGACAAGGTGACGCCCGAAGACGTGGATACCGTCGCCACACCATCTGCCTTCTGGTAATTGACCAGACCCGATGACCCGACCTCGAAGTTCATCCGGTAGGTCTCGCCAAACCGGGCGGACCATGTCGACGTGACGCCGAACGCGGCGGTAGCGGTGCCCGTGGGGAGCACGGAGAGAGCGATCAAGCCCTCCCATACCAGTCCCTTGGTGGCATCCCAATTCAGCACGTCGTTCGCGTAGAGGGTCGCTTCCTGAGCTTCTGAGGTCGCATCGAGCGCACACGCGACGGCACCACCCGAGAAGTTCGAGACTGCGGCGACGGTCGGGGTGCCCGACGTATCGACGATCTTCGCAACCCACGGATAGCCCGTAGCCGGAGAACCCGCAGCGGGGACCGTGGTCGGACCAACGAAGTCATCGCGCAGCAATGTGGCCTTGAACTCGGCTACCGTCTCGTAGTTCGAGTTTTCGATGAACCGGGTGAGGGAGCCGACGCTTTCGTTGTTCGAGATAACGGACATCAAGAAAAAACCTCGTTAGACGGAAGTCGTAGTCGGCACCGGGTTTCCGCGATAGCGGAGCGGCGTCACGTACAGGGTTGCCTCTGTAATGTTCGCGGCATTGCTCGCGCCGGTCTGGATCGCGATGTGCGTGAATGGGCTGGTCGTGAAACCAGCGCCGTTCACATCGAGCACGTTGGACGGATCAAGCTCGAACACGACCAACTTGATCGTGGTGCCCGCGCCGGTCGTGTAGCTGGTGCCCGTGGTCCGGGTCAGCGTGTCTCCGGCGGCGGTCGACTCGACGTAGAAGATCGGCGTTGCGTTGCTGATCGCCTTCGAGCCAGTGCCACCGTCGTCCTGAGCCTGAAGCGGCGTCAGTGCGATCGTCGCGGCGTTGCCCTGGTTGATGTGGCAGACGATGAAAGCCTTGTGAGCATTGTCGAGCGTCACGTAGCCGGAGGTCCGGCCACCAGCATCGGCAGCGGGAGCCAAGAGGCTGACGATCTGTGCTTCTTCTGGAAGGGAAAATGCGGTTGCCATATATGCGTAAACCTCTTGATTAACGTGCGGCCAGGGCGATGAACGGGGACTTCAGGCTCGAACCCTGAGCGGGGGTGAGCGGCTGTTCCCACATCGGCTGGCCGTCGAAGCGACCGACAAGCCGATAGGCCATTTTGTCTTGCTGGAAGTAGACGTGCGGCGAAGCCATCATCTGTGGGCTCGACTTATCGACGACCATGAATTCCTTCATGTTGCAGAGCACAAAGTCGCCGACAGAGCCGAGGGTTGAGGACTGCTCGGTGAACACGAGCGGGATACCGGCGAGGGTCGCGCCCGGCGCATTCACGCCACCACCAGCCCAAAACATGGACTGACCCGCCGTGCCCATCTGCTGAGACATGCTCAGGATTTGCGCGTAGGTGTCCGCGTTGGCGAACCAGCAGTAATCCGACAGCGCACCCCACGTGTGGGTGAGCATGTTCAGGATGTTGTTGAAGGTGATCGTCTTGGTGGCCTGTCCCTTATCGGCGGTCGCCGTGACCAGCGCGGGGCTGTTCAGGAAGCCAAGGGGCTGACCCGCACCAGTTCCTCGAACGATCGAGTCCTCAAGCTGGAAGCGCATCGCGCGCTCGAAATATTCCGGAGCCTTCGAGGTCAGGACCGCCGCATCAGCGAGCATTTCATCGGTGACGCCCCAGAAAGCGGCGAGCTTCTTCAGGTCGAAAGAAACCTGCCGATACTTCGGCTCGCTCTCGGTGATCGTGCCGTTTTCCTGAAGCCAAACCGCATAGACGCCGCCGTACTGGCTGCCGACGACGCGGCTTGAGTCCTGGACGGCGGTGATCTTGAGGGCGTTCGTGTTGGTGGCGATCGGGGTATGGTCACAGCGCTTGAGCCACTGGCCTTCCTGATACATGCGCTCGTAAATCCAAGCGGCTAGTTCGGGCTGGATGGCGAAGCCGCCGGACGCGGGATCGGACTCGGCGATGCCGGCCTTGGACAATCGGGAGTCGATTGCTCCCTTCGTCCCGGCCCTCATGACCGCCTGAAGCATCTCGCCGTACGACCATTCACCGTTGTTGCGGGATGGCTGTGCCTTCTGTGCGAGGACCTCGCGGGCGCGGTCCATCGCGCTCTTCTGCTCGGCAAGCTGGTTGATCTTCTTTTCGATCTTCCCGAACTTCTCGGGGGAGAAATTAGGCCGCTCAGACTCGGTGACGAGTTCTTCCTGAAGCGCTGCGATTTGAGCCTGAATACGTGCTACGTCGGACATTGATGGGCACTGCTGCCTCCCTTGAAACTCTTCTTATTTACCGCGCAGATACTTTGCGGTGCCGCGAGCGAGAATCTTCTCGATCTCTGCATCGGCGTCGTCTTCGGACTCGTCTTTTTCGACTTCACCGTCCGGCTCGTTGTCTTCGCCGTCGCCGAGCGCCTTGATGCACCGGGTGATGCACTTCATCCCTTCCTCGTGGTGCTCGTAGGCGGCATCGTGAAGCTCGTCAGCCGCCTTGAAGTGCGCGGCAGCGGTCTTCAGATGAATGTCCGGGTCCTCGTGCTCGTCCTTCTCTTCATCGTCCATGTCGTCATCGGACTTGAACCGCGCCCGGAGCCGGTTGATCTCGGCGTTTGCGCGCTTAATTTCGCCGCGTGCCAGTTTCAGGATTTGGGCTGATGCCATCAGGGTAATTTCCTCGGTCGAAAATTCTTTTTCTTCGGTGCGGGTATTTAGGAGACTCTTCAGGATGGCCCGCTCGTCTGCCGGTATCCGCTTGTCGGCAGCACGCTTCGTTATCCACGCGGTAATCGTGGGGGTGCTGAGACCCTTGCCGTTGGCCTCGATGAGACACCGGGGGTTCGCGGGGATCGGCGCGAGGGAGACTTCGAGCAGGGCTTGGCGCTCGATGTCCTTATTGCGGTCCGGATCGGCGCTGTATTCGTATTCGAGGGGTTGGAAGCCGACGCTCACACCCCGGAGGAAACCGCCCTCCACGAGCGAGCGAACCTCTTGTGCGAACGGGGTGTCCGCGAAGGTGATGTCGCCGAGCAGCCGGTCATCTTCGACCCGGACGTTGCTGGCGCGACCGATCGGCGGGCTTTCCCAATCGTGGCACCACTGGACGACGGGGTTCTTCTCGAAGTCGTCGAGAACCCAGCCATCCGGATTGACCCGATCACCCTGACGATCGATCTGCCCATCCGAGAAGACGAAGGTGTAGGTGTTGTCACCCCGGACAATCGGGGCGATGTCATTCGCGAGTTTTGCTACGGACTTCATGTCCGTATTTAGATGTACAAAAAAAGACGCTGCCCTTCGGCCCGCGCCTTTTAATACATTGAGACCGTCGTCTCGGTTTACCTGGGTAGAACTACAGACAGTCCATCGGAGATCATTTCAATATACCCGCGTCGAGCGCGAGGATCGGGATATTGGGTGGCGAGCGTCGCGGCCATCTCCATAACGCCACGCCGTATGGTTTCGGTATCAGAGGACTCAGAGAATTCGGCGACTACCCCAACCATGTGCTCAACCAAGGCATTGGTGCTACGCCGGTCGAAGATGAATTTCCTAATTTGCTTTGCCATTACGTCAGGCCGTCTATCCATCCGGCCAAGCTCCGCCCGATCCACTTGATCGGCCTGAAACCAGATCGGCCAACCGAGAGAAGACGATCCCATTGCACGCCCCAGAAAGAGCGCGCTGGTTCAGCCGAAATAGGTGCTGATGAAATCGGTCCAAACCCCAACATGACTACTCGGCATCCCAATTAAAATAGGCATCCGCCGCTTCAGTCTTCGTGTAGGGGCCGGTAGTCGAGTAGACAGCGACAATCCCGTTGCTGAAATAGGCCGGGTAATTGTCAAAATTGATGCCATTGAAGACACCGGGCGCGGGGCCGGTAATAGCCAAATTCAGGCTTATTACCGGAGTCACGGCACCATCGGCGGGAACAGTCGCCGAGTTGAAGACCATCAAATAGCCGCTGCTGAGTGACCCGGCTATGTATAGGTTTGAAAGAATACCGGCGCTCGACTTGATAATGTGAGCACCCTCAAGGGCGGTGGAAGCTCCATGAGCCATGTCATTGAACCCTCCACGATAGAAAGGCGCTGGTTGATCCTGTCTTCGTCATAGGCCCGGTCGTGGAGAAGACGACTACGATGCCGTTTAGGAATGCCATCGGCGCGGCGCACTCGCTAAGCGATCCCCACGGGTTGATTGGGAAGGACAGGACTGGCTCTACAGCGCCGTCCGCAGGCACGCTTGTCGCATCGAAGACCATCAGCCAACCACTGCCGCCGCTGGCATCGCCTCGAACCCAATACAGAAGACCAGGACCCGACTTGGCGACGTACCCGGCAGCGGTACCATTGCCAGCCGCGATGGGGATCGCACCACCCGTGCCGGACATACGAATGAAGTTTGTCCCGTCAGACCACGCGACGGTCGTCTCGCCGCTCAACGCGACGACGGTCTCTCCGCCACCCGAAATTCCACATGTGATCGACTGTCCGCCCGTGGTCGAATTCGTGATCGCGAGCATGCCGAAGAAGGCGGGCCACGTGATTGTCGCCGGGCTCGATAGCGTCCCGGTGAATGTGTATCCGGTGCTCGCAGCTTGAGTCGTCGTGAGGGTGGTATTGCCGGAGATTGACAGCGCTAGCGTGCCGCCGAGCGCGGTATCGATGGCGCTGAAATTTGTATTGATGAGCCCGCCCCAATCGCTGCTATCGCCGTTTACGGTAGGGAGGGTCAGGTCTTTTGCGGGGGTTGTGGGATCGGGCATGCCGTATTTAGTCGGGCGTTCCTCAAAACCTTTACTGTCGGCAAAAAAATACCGCCGTGACTACTCGGCGGCATTTTCAGGTCGGAAATAGGGCGAGGAAAGCGCCCCGGCCCACCCTTCGTGGGCTCCGAGCTTATTTAGGCGGCGGGGTCATCCCCGCCGTGGTCACGGTAATTTTCCAGATCATGCCGCCGCCCTCTGCTCGTCAACCGGCATCGCGGGGAGCGCGTCGATCACCTGGACGACATCGGGAAAGTTCTCCGGCAGTTCATGGAACACGTACCAGCCGCGATGGATGCTTTCCGGGCGATGGCCCGACAGGTACTCGCCCATCGACTCACTGCCGAGAACCTTACCAGCGGCCTTCGTGATCTGATCGGTGAAGACCTTGCGGAGACTCTTAAAGGTCTTCTCGATCTTCTCGCCGTCGTCCGGTTTGTGGCAGAGCGTGTTGCAGTCGTCGCTATGGACGTTCGCGGAGCCGTCGAACAGTCGCTTGCCGGTCCGGGTGGCGATATAGGCAGGAAATCCCGCGCCGATCACCGCCGGGTGGAGGGGCGTCAAGCGACCACGATGCTCGCCATCGCCACGCGGGTCTTTCAGGATACGGCCACGGGTATCCCATACCCACTGCTCGCCGATCTGATAAAACTCCGACGCCATCGCCTCGAAAATCTCGCTGTTGTTGGCACCCGTATAGCGAGACAGGATGACGCCGAACTTGACGGCGGGTTTCGGCGACCGGAGTGCCGCCGGGAGGACGCGGCGAAGCTCGTCCACCGTCTGCGGCTTCGTCGCCTTTTTCTGCTTGCGAGGCTGGAAACCCTTGCGGTCGCACGGATCGATCGCGATCAGCTTGTGGACCTTCGCGCAGCGGAACATCGCCCGGATCGCGTAGATGCGATGGAATGAGAGGGTGCCGCCGGACGCCATGTCGAGCCGGACCAGATAGGTGCGATATGCCTCCATATCCGTGTCCGTGTACGTGCCCATATCGTCCGGGCTCGGCTTACCGCGCTCTTTCCCCCACTTGAACAGACCGAGCATCGCGGCGCGCCACGCCTTGCGGCGGTTGACTACCTGTTCCGGGCGCGATCGTTTGCCGTCCGCATGGAGATCGGTCTCGCGGTGGTCCATCACCGTTTCGAGATCGACCGGACCCTTCGTCGGCGTCACGTCAACGATCGGCCTCGGCTGCTCGATCTGGAAGCCGAGATCGTCGAATGCCATCGACGGCGACTCGACCCGCGTACCCTCCGGGACGAGATCATAGGTGATGCCGAGCCCTAGCGACCGATGTAGGAGGTTCGCGCTCGGCTTGACGACGCGGAACATCTTCGGCGGGTGGAGGATATGTCGAGCCGCCGTGATCGCGGGCTCGACATACCTCTCGCCGAACGCGTTGATGAGCTTCTGAGCCTCGCCCTCGCGTTCAAGGTCGGTGATCCGGATGCCGGTCGATGGACCCTTGATCCACCGTTTGCCGCGCAACGGCTTGCCGCTATGATCGACGTACTCGGCAGGGATATGATCGACCAATTCCTTCGGGATCGTGAACCCTGGACGCCAGAAACCCTTGTGCTTGTCCGCGTGCTGCATTCTCATTCGTCCGACCATCGTGCACCCCTATGTTGCACCCCGGCAGGTCGGGGAGAGGCGCAGAAAGGCTGGAATTGGGAGAATGGCTGGGGTTTTTCAAGTTCCCCTTGGCCGGATCGTGTCCGCCGATGCGGCTGCATTTGTCGCGCTGCTCGATTCCCTGGCTGTAACCGTCGACTCCGAAACGACGAGGCATGCTTTTGGACGCATCCTCGATTTGGCGCGAAGCGAGCGCCTGAGCGGGTATGACGCCAGTTACCTGGAGTTGGCGATGCGACTGGGCGTGCCGTTGGCGACCAAAGACCGCGCCTTGGCTAGCGCGGCCAGCCGAGTCGGCGTCGTCGTGATGGGCATGGATTGATATAATGCTCATTTTGAGTACTTATAGGTTTCAATGAAATCAGCCTCCGCGAAATCCCCTGACCCGCTGCCGTTTCTGAACCCGTACCGGCACGAATTGGTGCGGGTGGGGGTGGGAGTGCCGCCGGTGGCGGTGGCCGAGCCGGAGAAGAACCGGGTGCAGTTCAGGGCGCTGCTGGGTGAGGGGGACGCGGCGGGGGTCGGGCTCATTGTCTTTCCCGAGCTCGGGCTGTCGGCTTATGCGATCGACGATCTGCTGTTTCAGGCGCCGCTGCTCGACGCGGTCGAGCGCGAGATCGCGGGGCTGATCGCGGCGAGCCGCGAGGTCAATCCGGTTTTCGCGGTCGGGGCGCCGCTCAGGTGGCGGGGTGGGCTGTACAACTGTGCCGCCGTCATGCATCGCGGGCGGCTGCTGGGGATCGTGCCGAAGGTCTTTCTGCCGAACTACCGCGAGTTCTACGAGCGGCGGCATTTCGCCTCGGGCGAGGGGGTGCGGGGCGAGACGATCGCGGTTGGCGGGCAGAGCGCACCGTTCGGGGTCGATCTGATCTTCGCCGCGACCGGGCCGGCCCCGTTCACATTCCATGTCGAGATTTGCGAGGATGTGTGGGTGCCGTCGCCGCCGAGCAGCGCCGGCGCCGCGGCGGGCGCCGAGATCCTCCTGAACCTCTCGGCCAGCAACATCACGATCGGCAAGGCGCAGACGCGGCGGCTGCTCTGCGCGTCGCAATCGCTGCGCTGCCTTGCCGCCTACGCCTATTCGGCTGCCGGCGCCGGCGAGTCGACGACCGACCTCGCCTGGGACGGGCAGGGCGGCATCTTCGAATTGGGCAACCCGCTCGCCGAGACCGCGCGGTTCAGCGCGACCGCGGAACTGGCGATCGCGGATGTCGATGTCGGCCGCATCAGGCAGGAGCGCATGCGCACCAACACGTTCGGCGACTGCGCGCGGGGCCTTGCCGGCGAGTGGCGCCGGGTCGAGTTCGAGTTTGCCGCGCCGGCCGCGCCCATCGATCTCCGCCGCACGGTCGAGCGTTTCCCGTTCGTCCCGGCCGACCCGGCGATGCTCGCCGAGAATTGCTACGAGGCCTACAACATCCAGGTTCAGGGGCTGGCCCGGCGGCTCCGGGCAACGGGGCTCGAAAAGCTGGTGATCGGCGTTTCGGGCGGGCTCGATTCGACGCAGGCGCTGATCGTCGCGACCAAGGCGATGGAGCAGCTCGGCCTGCCGCGCGCGAACGTGCTGGCCTATACGCTTCCCGGCTTTGCGACCAGCGATACGACCAAGGCTAACGCCTGGCGGCTGATGAAGGCGCTGGGCGTGACCGCGTCCGAGATCGACATCCGCCCGGCGGCACGGCAGATGCTCGATGATATCGGGCATCCGCATGCGCGCGGCGAATTGCAATACGACGTGACCTTCGAGAACGTGCAGGCGGGGCTGCGCACCGATTATCTCTTTCGCCTCGCCAACCACCACCGCGCGCTGGTGGTCGGCACCGGCGATTTGAGCGAGCTGGCGCTGGGCTGGTGCACCTATGGCGTCGGCGATCACATGTCGCATTACAACCCGAACGCGTCGGTGTCGAAGACGCTGATCCAGCACCTGATCCGCTTTGTCGCGGCGAGCGGTGATATCGACGAGGAGACGGCGGCGATCCTGCACGACATCCTCGCCACCGAGATCTCGCCCGAGCTGGTTCCGGCCGGCGCCGACGGCCTCATCCAGTCGACCGAGAGCTTTGTCGGCCCTTACGCGCTGCAGGACTTCACGCTCTATTACGCGACGCGGTTCGGGTTTTCGCCGTCAAAGATCGCCTATCTCGCCTGGCATGCCTGGCACGACCGCGACCAGGGCGGGTGGCCGCCGAACACGCCGGCGGCGGCGCACCGTGCGTTCGATCTCGCGGACATCAAGAAGTGGATGCGCGTCTTCCTCACCCGGTTTTTCGAGACCAGCCAGTTCAAGCGCTCGGCCTTGCCGAACGGACCGAAAATCTCGTCGGGCGGGTCGCTGTCGCCCCGCGGCGATTGGCGCGCGCCATCCGACGCACATGCCGCGGTATGGCTCGCCGAGTTGGAGCGCAATGTCCCCGACACGGTCTGAGGGGATTGGCTGAGCGGCGATGAACTGGCTAAGCGGTGTGAACTGGGCGGCCTTGGCGATATGGGTGCCGACGATCGCTGTCGTCCTGATGGTGGTGCTCGCCTGCGCCGGTGCGGTGTTGCTGCCGGAGCGCGCGACGGTTCGGCGCGACGCGCTGCTGCTCGCGGCGCTCGTCGGCGCGGCCGCGATCGCGGCGACGGTCTGGACCGAGCGGCGCGGGACGCGGGAGGCCGCGGATCGGGGTACGGCGACGCAGCCGGAAGATTCCGCGCGGATGACCCGCCGCCTTCACGCGACCTGGGAAGCGTTCGACGCGGCGAGCAAGACGCTGCCGCCGGGACCGGGCCCCGAGCCGGCGATATCGTTCGACACGCCGGATGCCGGCTTCGCCGCGCTCTCTGCCGAGGCCGATGCGCTGGCCGTGCGGATCAAGGCGTTCCGGGCCGGGATGGAGCCGCGCCGGATCGGCGACCAGGCCGCTGCCGAGATGGTCGCCTATCTGCAGCCGCTGGCGCACGGCCGGGTCGTCGTCTCGTGCGTCCCGGACGATGACGAGGCCTATCTTTACGCCAACCGCATCGCGACGATCCTGCGCCAGGCCGGGTGGGACGCGAGCGGCCCCGAATTCACCGCGATCTTCGGCACCGCGCCGGCGCTCGGCATCAGCCTCTACGTCCGCGGCGGCGAGCCGCCCGATACGGCGAAGGTGCTGACCGACGCCTTCACCAAATTCAACATCCCGTACCAAGGCCGCATCGCCTCGAACGATGCGATCCCCGACACAGACACGGTGGAATTGTTCGTCGGCAAAAGGCCGTAG